CATCCTTTTAAAAAATTGGCTGAAGCATTTCCTGGTAAAGCTGCTACAGGTATTATTGAAATGGAATTAAAAAATATAGACCAAACTGCTAAAAATAAAAAAGATAAAGCAGATAAAATTGCTGAACTGCTTAAAAATATACAAGACCAAGAAAATAAATTATTCACTTCTTATCAAAGTAATTCAGTAGTTAAAGAGTTTGATGCAGCAACAACAAGTATAACTAAATTGTTAAAAGGTTTAGAAAAAGATGATGGTGTAGGAGATGTTGCGTCTATATTTACTTTTATGAAAACATTAGATCCAAGTTCTGTAGTTAGAGAAGGTGAATTTGCCGTAGCTGAAAATTCATCTGGTGTTTACAGAAAATTTTGGAATTTATATAATAAAGTTTTAAAAGGAGATAGATTAACAGAAGAACAAAGAGAAAGTTTTAAACAATTAGGTATA